CCCCCGAGGCCCACCCATTCCATCTCATCGCGAAACGCACCGACGGCTTCGGTGCTCTCGAGTTCCACTATTACAGCAGCACGCCAAACAGCCCCACGCACCCCTTCTGGAAATACATCCTCGCCGGAGACCAGACCCATTTCTACACCGAGTGCCCGCACTGCCACGGCTGGTTCTACCTCGACTTCATCGGACGGCCCGAAGATGTCGAAGACTACAACACCCACCTCAGACTCACACTGCCCAGCGATTACAAATCGCTCACCTGGGACAAAGACGCCCGTGAAGCCTCCGGACAATGGGACGAGACCCGCGTCCGCGAATCCGTGCGCTACATCTGCCCGCACAACGGCTGCGAGATCACCGAACTCCACAAGCAAGCCATGGTCGAAGGCTGTCTTGAAAAGCGCCACAACTTACTCGCCGCCAAAAACCGCCGCACCTTCATCCTGCCCTCGTTTTACTCCCCCACCAAGAGCTTCGGCACGATGGCCTGGGACTTCCTCGATTCACTCAAGGACATGTTCGGCTTGCAGGACTATCACAACAGCCGCCTGGCTCGCCCGTGGACCGAGTTCAACGTCAACCTCAGAATGGACGACGTGGTCAAAGCCATCGCCGAAGGCAAAAACGGCCGCCCCTTGTATCGACGCGGCACCTTACCATTCAAGCCCCTCCGGCTCCTACTCAATGCCGACCCCGGCGAAGCCACCACCCATTGGGAACTCACCGCCCTCGCCCACGACGGCGGCGTCTGGGTCTGCGATTGGGGCACCGTCGTCTCCTCCAAAGACCTCCTCGCCACCGACTTCCTGAAAGCCCGCCACATCATCGTCGAAGGCACCGGCGAGAAAATCTTCCCCGTCCGCGGCTACCTCGACACCGGATGGCAGCAGGACGATCAACTCGACGTCTGCGCCGCCTCCAAAGGCTTCTTCATCCCCGTCAAAGGCTCCGATGCCAAACACGGTCAACTCCACGAAACCCGCGTCGCCACTCGTCCGCAGATGTCCCTCCTCGTCTTCAACGACCGCGAGATCAAAAACATGCTCTACGCCAATCGCATGATGAAGCGCATCGACGGAGCCTTCCACCTCCCCACCGATGCCGACCCCGAAGTCAAACTCGGACACACCGGCCAAAAACGCGACGCCGACGGCGAATGGCAACGCGTCCCCCACGACCACTTCGGCGACTGCTCCAAATACACCTGTATCGACTATCAGCTCCTCCGTGCTGGTGGGATGCTTTGACCGCCGAAGCTGTGGCGACGGCTCACCTCGCGCGCCGCCCACACGACACGGCCGAATGAGCCGTTGCCACCAGCGCCAGGTTCGAGCCGCAACCAGCGACCCCGGAAATAATTTGTGACGTGCAAGATAATTGTTGACGTATGAAATAGGGGGGGCGATAATGCCCCATGCTCAAGACGAGCACGACACAAACTCAATTCACAAAAATGATGAAATACACCGTCACCTGGAACATGCCTTACCAAGGTCAAGGAAACTCAACCAAAGCCAGCGCAAGCTATGATTTGGCTGAAGGAGCTTACCGCAAACTTGTTGCCGCGCAATGCGAGCCCGGGTGTAGCGGCGCTCGGTGCGTCAACGCTAGCGGAGTCCGGGTCAGTGAGCGGCAATTGAGAGCGTGGGCAAAAATCAAATGAGCCGCAAAAAGCCACAACTCACCAAAGCCGGAGAGCCCCGCAAGCGGGCTCCCGGCGCTGGCCGTCCCGCGCTAGGCAAGGTCAAAATGACAGTCCACATTTTGCCAGCGACTCGGAAGGCTCTAAGCGACAAACCCGGCGAAGTCCTGGACGCGCATTTTGGCGGCTCGAACACCCAGCTCGGCAACTAGCGAGCCTCAGCGAGTCTGTTTGCCGCAGCGCACGTTCACCCCTAGTCACTCCGGTCAATCCAGTCACCACGGTCCTCCGGCGGGCTTTGACACCCATGCCACGGCATGGCCGCAGTCACCATCGCCGACCTCACCTCGGACTACCGTTTTCACGCCCGCATCTTGTATGCGGGCGATCCGAGCGCACAGCGGCAATGGCTGACGGAGCAATACCTCCTCCTGGCCGAGGATCGCAGCGGCGCCGAGATCACGGCGCAGGCTTTTGAGGGCTCCTCGCACTCGGCGCAGTTTCGCGACTCCTCGCCGGAGCAGCGGCGGCAGGCCGTGCAGGCCGCGATTGAAGATCTCGAGGCCGAGATTGCCGGTCAAGTCGCGAAGTCGCTCTCCCGTCCCTTCGGCTTCCGCTTCCGGCCTGGCTACGAGCCTGCCACCCTACTCGGCTGATCTCTGACATCTCACGTCTCACCTCTTACTTTCGCCGCCCGATGTCACGTCGCAAAACACTCAAGTCCACCGCACCCGCGCCCATCACCAACGCCGCGACCACGACCACCACCTCCGGTGGCAGCTATCGCTCCACGCCGCACTACACCGCCTGGAACTCGAAAAGCGTCGAGCGCATGCAGCGTTCGAAAGACCTCGTGCAAATCTCCCGCTTCCTGCAAAGCGAAGAAGGCATCCCCCAGGTGCGTTACGGCATCCAGCAACTGCCGCGTGAGGCCGTCGGTAAAGGCATCGGCTGCAAGTCGATTTCGCAAGATGCCGACTTCCGCCGCGAGGCCACCGCGCTCTTCAAAAAATGGGCTGATTCCCCCGCCATCGACATCCGCAAAGAGCACAACCTCTTCGCGATCCAGCCCATGCTGCTCTCCGCCATGCTGGGCGATGGTGAGCTTTTCATCCTGCCCGTCTATGAGCCGACCGGCGCTTCGTGGTCACTCAATGATCGCAGCAAGCGAGCCTTTCAAATTCAACTCGTGAGCCGCGACCAGCTCACCAATGGCGACGTGCAAAGCGTCGCTGCCCGCAAGCTCCGCTGGTTTGACGGCCTCCAATACAACGGTCTCGACCAGCTCCAGCTCCTGCGCCTGAATCAAGACCCGGACGCGAGTGGTTATCTGCTCTCCAAAGCATTCACCGACATCCCGGCCGTGAATGCCATGGGGCACCGCAACATTTTCCACCTGAAAGACCCGACGCGGATCCATCAGTATCACGGTGATCCCGTGATCTTCGCGAGTGGTCGCGACCTGCTCGACTCGCTCGATCTCAAAGCCCTGCGCAAGCACTCGGCCAAAGTCCGCGCCTCACTCCTCGGTGCCACCACCACCCGCGACGGCAAGATGCTTAATGCCATGCAGCAGATCGCACTCGCCGAGCAAGGTGGCAATCCCACCGCCGACACGGGCCGCCGCTTCGTCGAGGTCGCCGAAGGCGCAGTGTTCCTGCCGATGTCGGACAACGAGAGCTTCAACTTTTTCAACAACCCGCAGGAAGGCATTCCTTTCCGCGAAATTCTCGCCGATCTCCTGCATCCCTTCATGTTTGAGTTGAAGTATCCGCCCGAGTGGATCTTCACGCGTGGCAAAGTCGGTGGCGTGGAATATCGCGGACTGCTCCAGCAGGTCGCCCGAGCCCATGAGGGACTCCGCGCCCGCCTCTACCCGTTCCTCGAATGGCTCTGGGAAAAAGTCATCGGCACCGCCATGATGCCCGGCGGCCCGCTCTTCCAATATGCTGGCGTCGAAGATTGGAATCAAATCGACTTTGTCACCGATCCCGACCCCACCGTCGATGCCGGGCGCGATAACAAAGCCGACCTCGAAAATCTCGGCGAAAACCTCATCACCCCCGATGACTTCATTGAGCGCCGCACCGGTATGGATGGCGAGGCCGTCCGCCACGCCGCGATCCAGCAAAAGCTCGGCAGTATCCGCTTCGCCATCTCACAGGCCACTGGCACCCCTATCGACCAAGTCAAAATCCCCGCCTCCATCGCCATCTCCATTGGCATGGGCCTCAAGACCCTCCAAGCCGCCAGCGGCACCCTGAATGTTCTCAGCCCCGAACCCCTCGCCGCTGAAACTTCGGCTCTGGATGCTTAACCATCAAAATCGACAAAAGAATGGGGACAGAAGAATCATTCTTTTGTCCCCATTCTCTTGTCGATTCCGGCTGCTTTTCGTTTTGTCACGCATTGACACCCGCCCGCCAGCATGTCCCGCAAGACCTGGTTCACCATCCGCAATGCCGCCTCCGCCGAAGCCCCCGCTGAAATCTCCATCCACGACGAGATCGGCGCATGGGGTGTCAGCGCCAAAGACTTCCTCGCCCAGCTCCGCAGCATCGCGGCTGCGACTCCGATCACTCTCTCCATCCACTCGCCTGGCGGTGAAGTCTTCGATGGTCTTGCCATCTACCATGCCCTGAAGGCACGTGGGAACGTCACCGTGCGCATCGAAGGCCTCGCCGCCTCTATGGCCTCCGTCATCGCCATGGCAGGCACGCGGATCATGATGCCGCGCAATGCGTTCATGATGATTCACAACCCCAGCGGCTTTGCGGTGGGTGATTCTGCCGACATGCGTCAGCTCGCCGACCTGCTCGACAAGATCAAAGGCAGCCTCCTCGCCGCTTATCGTGAGCGCACGAAAAAGAGCGACGAAGACCTCACCGCGATGATGGACGCCGAGACCTGGCTCACAGGTGAAGAAGCCGTCGAGCATGGTTTTGCCGATGCCACCAGCGACGAAGTCGCCCTCAGTGCCTCCGCTTTCAAGACTGCCCGCATCACTGCCGCGCTGCGTCATGTGCCGAGCGCCCTCTTTGACATCGCGCCGCCACCGTCGCCATCGCGCACTCCCACCCCCATGAAAGCACTCCTCGCCCTCGCCTCACTCGTCGGCATCACCGTCAAGGGTGATGAAACTGAAGACCAGCTCACCGCTGCCATCACCGCGCACAAGCCGCAATCTCCGAACGTCGTCATCGACTTCGAGGACGCCGCTGTGAAAGCCGCCTTCGCTGCCAGCATCACCGAGGCCACGAAGGACGACAAAGCCAAGCTCACCGCGCTGGAAACTGAGCTCGCCAAAATCACCGCCCTGCTCACCAACGGAGCCGCCGGTGCTGCCGGTGGCAACGCTCCCATCCAGGGCGCTCAAGGTGGCAGCGGCAACCCCGTGAACATCATGACCCGCGCCGCCTTCAACCAGCTACCACACGCAGAGCGAAACGCCTTCATGGCAGCCAAAGGCAAGCTCGAAGACTGATCGCCGATTGACATCTCAAACTCAACACACCCCCACCTCTCACTGATCCAAACATATGGCTAACGACATCTCACTCACTGGACTCACCGAAATCCTCTATGCCGCTCGCGATCAAGTCGCGATGGAACCCTCCGGCTTTTCTCAAGGCGTCATCCTCAACGGCGGCTCCGAAGGCATCTCCGCTGGCGGCACCGTCACCTCGCTGCGCACCACCGAGCCCACGCTCGAGACCAGCTACACCCCAGCCATGACGGTGCCTGACGCCGCCGACATCACCACCAGCACCGAGACGCTGTCTCTCTCCTCCTACGCGGGAGCATCCATCCCGCTCAAAGGCGAGCAATTCGCTCAGCTGTCCAAAACCGTCGGCGCTGAGCTTGCTCTCCAGCAGCTCTATAAGCAGGCCATCCGCAAAATGCGCAACAGTATCGAGGCCGCAATCGGACTCGCTGCCTATCAAGGCGCAAGCCGCGCTGTCGGCACCGCTGGCACCACGCCATTCGGTTCGAACTTCGAGATCCTCGCAGATCTCTACCGCATCCTTGAAGACAACGGCACCCCGATGTCTGACGGCATGCTCTCGCTCATCCTCAACACCGCCGCTGGAGCCAATCTGCGCAAGCGTTCGACCCTCACCAACGTGGGTGATGCTGGCACGGACGCAACGCTGCGCCGTGGTGAATTGCTCAACCTCTTCAACATGTCCATCCGCGCCAGCGCGGGTGTGCAGGCTCACACGAAGGGCGCAGGCACAGGCTACCTCATCAACAACGGCAACATCGCCGTCGGCAGCACGACTCTCACTGTTGACGGCGGCACCGTGAACAGCACCGGCATCAAAGCTGGCGACATCATCACCGTGGCCGACGAGCCGACCGCAGGCAACTACGTCGTCAAGACCGGACTCACCGCGACCTCTGGCAGCTTGGTGATCAATCATCCCGGCCTGCGTGGTGCCATCGTCAACGACAAGGCCGTCACCGTTGGCAACAGCTACACCGCCAACGTCGCCTTCCACAAGACCGCCATCGAGCTCGCGATGCGCCCGCCTGCACAACCTCCCGGCGGCGATGTCGGCGAAGAGATCGCTGTGCTGGTGGACGCTGACACCGGTCTCTCTTTCTCCGCCCGCCTCTACAAAGGCTACGGCATGAGCGAGATCAAGCTCATGGCCTTCTACGGCGTCAAAGTCTGGAAGCCCGAGTTCGTCGCCACGCTCCTCGGCTAATTGTGAGACTCTCACCCGGCGCGGTTATTCTTCGCCCGCCGGTGTCCCCTGCGCCGCGTCCCTTTTGGTTGGGGGACGCGGCGTTTTTTTGTGCCTTCACGCTTTGACATTTCCACCCCGGCATGTCCGCCGCCCTCGTCACCAGTGAAAAGCTGCACCTCGCCACACTGTTGCAGCGGAATCCCTGCACCATCCTGCTCAACAATCGGCGTCTGCCTGCGGCCTTCATTGCGAGGCGTGGGGTGAAGTTTGAAAACGACGGCGGCGTCATCCAATCGCGCACGATCAAGATCGTCGTGGCCTGCGCCTTGCTGCCCGCCAGCGACGTCATCGACGCCACCACCGACAGCACCCGCGCCGTGCGTTTCACCCACATCGAAACGGGTCGCGTCTATCAGCTCGCCACCGACGCCGGAGCACCCAACGAGTCCCCCCACAGCGTCTTCTGGACACTCACCGGCCAGCAGATCACCACCCAATGATCGCTCCGACATATCATGCGGCGGCTAGTTCGCGTTTCGAAGTCCAAGACGCATTTGAGTTTGGAGCGTCTGGAGTCGTGAAAGTGGACCCTGTGGCGGTCCTATGTTGCGCACCTGATTCGGTCTATCACTCACTCCCTGGAGTCGAGTGCTTCAATGCTTCGCGTGACGTGAGGAGCTTCGTTGGCGGTGTGCCCGTGGTCGCTCATCCAGTCTGCGCTCCGTGGAGTGCCTATTGTGCCCATCAATGGAAACCCATTGAAGGCGTGCGAGAGCTGGGACCGTTGTGCGTTGATTGGCTGAGGCGATGCGGTGGCGTGTTGGAACATCCAGCCCACTCCAGACTGTTCGATCACTGCAACCTACCGCGACCAGGCGAAACCAAAGATGGAATGTGGACGATTGAAGTCAGCCAAGCGTGGTGGGGATATTCGATGCTGAAAAAAACTTGGCTGGTCTTTTGCGGCCTAGAACCCGCTGAAGTTATGCCGACAATCCCCAGCCGAAAGCATCATCCCAGAAGCGGCGAAGGTGATCGACGCAGACAGCAGCGAATGAGTAAGCACCAACGTGCCGCCACCGTGCCAACATTGGCGAGGTGGTTGGTGGAAACAGCAAGACGGGCAAAGTGCCCAACCGAATCCACCCAATGATCAGCGCCAACGTCCAACTCGGCCCGCTGCTCAAAAAGCTCAAACAAGTCCCGCGTGAGGCCGCCGCGATCATGGCGAAGGCCATCGAAGATGATGCACGCGGCTTTGTGCGCGACATCACCGACATCACGCCACCGAGCATGGGCAAAGCCAATCCGGCCTCAAAGAAACTCGGCGAGTCTGCCGTCATGCGCGACGTGTGGAAAGTCTATGCCACCCCCGGCAAACTTTACGCCATCATCAAAGCGCGTGACGAAAAACTCGCCGCCGCATTTTGGGCAGCGGTGAAGCATAAAAACTGGCCGCAAGCCGCCCGCATTTGCAAGACCCTTGGACTCAAAGAACTCATCGACTTCGGCAGCGATGACGGCACCGCTCACGAAACTCGGCGAGGCCGCAATGGCCGCGTCACCGGCGACAAACCGACCGAGCACGTGCGCGATCCTCGCTACGTGAAAAGCTACATCAAGCAGATGCAGTCCCGCGTCGGCCTGCTCGCCTCCGGCTTTGCCCCAGCCGCCGCTCGTTTGAAAACATCGCTGCCCGCCTGGATCACGCGCCACCGTCAAAACGTCGGCAGCATCAGCGTCATCCCCCGTCCTGATCGCTTCACCATCACCATCACCAACCGCGCCCGCCACGGTCGCGCCAACGACCTCCCCCGCCGCATGCAGTTTGTGTTGCGCTCCGGCAAGCGGCAAAAACGTCTGCAAAACTCCATCCGCTACAGCATCCGCGCCGCTTTGAAAAAATCCCAGCTCACCATTTCCTAGTCTCCAAGTCTTTCCGTCACAGTTTGACACCCTTCATCATTCAACCTTCCACCTTCATCCTTCTCTTCTCATGGCCGACATCTCCATCACCGCCTCCGCAGTCATTCCTTCCGCCGCCGCCCTGGCGCGTCGCCGCCGAGCCATCGCCGGTGCCACCATCGCCGCCGGTGAGGAAATCTACCTCGACACCGCCGCCTCCAACGTCGCGAAACTGGCCGATGCCAACGGTGCCTCCGCCCTCATTCGCACCGCCGTCGGCATGGCGATCAATTCCGCCTCCAGCGGGCAACCGGTCGAATACATCACCGAGGATGACGACCTCACCATCGGCACCCACGGCGTCACCGTCAACGGTGCCATCGTCGGCTCCGCCACTCCCGGCAAGCTCGCCCCCATCGCCGACAACACCACCGGCTGGTATGGCCGCATCTGCGGCATCGCCAAAAGCAGCACCAAAATCAATTACAGCGCAGCCGGTCTCGCCTCCGGCGTCGCCACCACCTAACCCCTGTCCACGTCCTCATGTGTTGAGAGCGCCGGTGTCGTGAAAACGGCCCGGCGCTTTTTTCTGCCTTCCTCCTTCATCCTTCATCCTTCATCCTTCATCCTTCAACCTTCATCCTTCATCCTTCATCCTTCATCCTTCATCATTCATCCTTCCCCCCCATGCCCTCCACCTCCCCCGCCGCGCACTTCTCCACCGTCTTCGCCGACTACACCGCCAGCACGCCCGCCCTGGCCGTTTCCGGCGTCCCCAGCCTCTCCGCCGTGCCACGCCGCACTCACAGTAGCGCCACCGCCCTCACGCATCCCCACGCCCTGTTTGATGTCGAAGTCGATCCCGACTCCACCGACACGCTCCTCACCCTCACGCTCAACCTAAAGCTCGAAATCAGCATCGGCACCGAAACCGGCCAGACCACCCGCGCCCAAGCGCACGCCTGGCTTCAAGCCCTCCGAAGTCTCTTCTCCGACGACCACCTCACCACCTGGCAAACCTTCATCGAAGCCCAAACGGACGCTTACCGCGAGGGCTGGAGTGTCCAGGCCATCTACCCGCAAACCATCAACGACGACTACGACGAAGCCAAATCCCTCCTCACCCTCACCGCTCCCTTCCAAGTCGTCACCTTCTGGAACAACGCATGAGCTAGATACTCGATGCTCGATCCTAGATGCTAGATCCAGCAACCAGCAACCAGCAACCAGCATCCAGCATCCAGCATCCAGCCTCCAGTTTGACACAGCAACTCATTCGTCATGGCCCCTCTCTACACCGCAGGCACCCGTCCCGGCTCGCTCCAAAACGAGTCCGGCCTCTACCTCACCGACTTCACCGTCAAAACCACGCGCACCTATGACGATGTCATGGGCGTGCCCAACGCAGGCAGCGTGCCCGCCACGCTCTACAGCGAGGGCTACGACCCCAAAGCCGAAATCAGCATCGTCGGCCAGCCCATCCCCACCAGCAGCGGAGCGCTGCAAGGCTTCGCCGCGCTCGATGACGCCGAAGTCGTCGCCCTGAGTCTCGCCAACCTCATCGACAACGAACTCTTCGGCATCGAGATCACCGTCGGCACCCTGCAAAGCCGCGATCCTGAAGCCAAAAAAGCCCGCACCGCCACCGGTCGCGAGTTTACCTTCAATCTCCTGCACTGCCCGCAAATGGTCTAACCACCGCCCCTCTCCATCTCCTGACGATCCCCCTCCCACGCAGCGCGTGATCGTCCTCCCCACGATCACGCGCTTCTTCATTTCATCCTTCATCATTCCTCCTTCATCCTTTCAAAATGCTCGCTTGGCAAACCACCCGCAACACCTACGAAGCCGCCGCGCTCGGCTCCCTCGACATCGCCCTCAAGCCTGTGCCGATGCAGGACCACAAGACCGGCAAGCAATACACCGACTGGCACCTCGCCAGCGTCTCCAGCGTCGATCCTGAGCGCAACGGCCGAGCCTTCATCACCGGCGCTCTGCGTCGCGATTTCAACAACGGCAAACTCATCGGCGAACTCGCCACGCAGCTCCTCCATCCCTACCTCATCGCGTTGCGCACCATGGTCAATCGCACCCGGTTGATTGAGTCCCACAAAGGCGCGTCTCACCGTCTCACCGAAGAAGCTCCTGGCAGCTACCTCCTGCAAGCCAGCAAAGAAGCCGTCAATCCGGTCAATGAAGTCACCTTCCAAAGTCAGGATCAAGACCTGATCCTCGCCCTCATCGGCATCGGTCACGATCTGCTCGATGTCACCCACAACGGCACCGGCCACATCTACACCGTGGCTCGTTTCGCCCGGCCCCTCACCACGGAACCAAACGCTCCTCGCACCGATTGCGAGCCGCTCATCACAGCCCTGCGCTCCAACACTCTCTTTCCCACCCGACGCTGGGAGCCCTTCGCCATCGCCATTCACGCGCTCCATTGCCTGCGAGAGCTGCGCAAACATCAGCAGTCCGGTCAATGGATCACCGTTTCCCACAAAACGTTCCGCGATAAAGGCGCGGCCTTCCGCGCCGACGCCCCCGGACACACCATCGACCAAGTCCAACGACGCCTCGGCATCAAAATCTCATGAGCAGCATCACCGACCAACAACGCGCTCTTGTCAGCATGAGCGACGCAGAAATCACCGAACTCACCCGTGAGGGCTGGCCCGCTGAAATCATCGCCTCCCTTCGCACTCGCGGCTTCCGTCCCTGCGAAGCCGATCACATCGCCGCCCGCTTCGACGGAGCCGACCCCAAAAAAACACGCGGCTTCATTCGCCAAACCGCCCTCCCACATCTGCACCTCACCCTGGAGCGTCACGGCACCATGCGCGAGATGCTCGAACGCATCGACACCGCCCTCTTCGAGGCCGGTCTCCGCGTCGGTCACGAAGGTCTCGCGGGCATGTTCATGCGCTTCTTTGAAAGCTGCAAAACCTGGCGGCTCTCCCCTGCTCCCGCCGCCCTCGAAACCCGCCTCGCGAAACTCGAAGCTGCGCTCACCGCCCCAGCGTGTGACCCTGCCGAGATTTGTTCGGCGTGGTGGATGTATGACAACCACACTTTTCAGCCGGTGGACGTAACCGCTCCGAACTGGCGTGGCTACGTAATGGCCTGCTACGACATCGACGGCTTTGGATCGTTCTTCGTGCGGGAATCTCCGAACGGCAAAACGATCTTCTCTCTACACGGAAACGGAAACGGGAGCAAAGAGCGCGACACATTCGCCGCCGCGCTCGCTGCGTGGACTCCGCCGCACGATCAAAGTCTGGCGACGGCGGGCGCTCGACTTCCGAAACCATGAACGGGCAACTTCCCGCCGTTGCCAGCACTGCCGGGTTCAGCCCGATTAACCCATGAAATCTGAAACACCAACAACTGACGCCGCAACGCATGATGACTGGTCCGGCGGATCTGCTGCCGTCGAGATCGAGACAGCGCAAGAAATAGAGAGGATCGCCCGCTCACTCATGCGGACGTGCTACGACGAAGCTAACCGGCTCGCAAATCACGGCAGCAACGGCCTCGAAAAGCTGGTGATGTCGCAACTCTACGACGCTGCAAACGCCGCCAAGGCTAGGCTGAACGCCGAAGCTGTGCCAGCGAGGCACGAGCTTGGCACCAGCGCCTAGTTAGCTGGCTGGTTTGGAGCCTGGAAAACGCGGCAGCGCGAGGGCGATGAAAATAAATCAAATCTCCATTTACTATCCTAAGCGCTTGGGTTATTTATACAGGGTCAGACCAAACCGCAACTCACCCAAATATATGAAAACACCACGCTACAAAGTCGAATACAACGTCTCTACCGGAGACATCCACGAAGTCGCTCAATTCACGAACAAGGCTAAAGCCATCGCTGAGGCCAAGTGGAGGTTCAAAACCGAAAATAACGACGCTGGCACCGAATGGCGCGTCTATGACGAAGAGGCTGGCAAACTCATCTACCGCAGCGAAAAAGCATGAACAATGCCGCCCAACAACTCGGACGCCTCGGAGGCCGCAAAACCTCCGAGGCAAAAGCCGCCGCAGCAAAAGCAAACGGTGCAAAGGGCGGACGGCCTCGGAAGACACCGAATGCCGAGACGCCTTCTGAGCCAGCTAACGCAAAGGTCAGCCAAGAGGCTGGCGAGAAAGAACTATGAAAACACGCAAAACTAAACCGCCAGCCGAATTGGCTGCACCGTCTTGTTCGCCTTTGGAGACTTCCGATGTGCGATGGGAATACGAGGATGAGCTGCCAGAAATGGAGGATTCCGACTTTGACGCAATCTTCCAAGCCAGCCGCGTTGACGGCGTGAGAATGTATCCTTTCGTTGAAGACTCGAAGGGCAATCGAATTTGGATCACGCATCTGCCGAGTGAGGACAACGTCGCTGATCAGGCGACGGCGAGCGAATGACTACCATGAACACGACCAACTCCATACGAGCCGTTGCCTGCATCAGTTTTGTTCTGCTTTTGGCGGCGTGTGATCGCCCCAAGCCTCCCCCGACTAAGTTTCAGGCTGGCGATATAGTGCGCGTAAAACTCACTGGCGAAAGGCTGGGAGTAGTCCGGCTCACGAACCGCATCCTTGTCTATGACGAGCGCTACGACCTGAGAAACCATGAAGGGTATGTTCGCGAGATGCTACCCCACGAACTCGAACGCGATGAATAAGCAGAACGCCAACAGGCAACTCCCCGCCGTTGCCAGCACTGCCGGGTTCTCCGGCGAACTACCCCAAAGACACTATGGCCATCGAACTCTCTGAACTGCAAAGCAGACTTCATGACGCGCACGAATCATCTTCAAGGCTGCGGGATCGCATAACCGAGCTTGAAGGCTGGGTGGCAGAAGGAAAACGAAACGGCACACGCTGCGCAGAGGAGCGTGACAGTGCCGCCGAACTGCTGGCCGAAATCATGCGGGATGAAAAGTGGCTTCGGGCTTACGCACCGCATCTGCTTTTCTCGGAGAACCAAGAGCTCATCGACAAGTGAGCCTGAGCGAGCGCCGTTCGGTGCAGCGGACGTTCGCCATCATTCCTCCTTCTTCATTCATCATTCATCATTCCTCCTTTCCCCCATGCTCCTCCCCTCCGACCCCCCAACTCCCGCCGCTCCCAGCGCCAACCTCATCGACACCGCGCCGCTCATCGACCCCGCGCAACGCGAAAAAGATTTCCATCGCGTCTTCGTGTGGCGTGGCAAAGAAATCGCTCTCACGCTCGCCAGTGAGCTCTATTACCGCGAGTTGCGCGTGCATGGCAACGCGCCCGCGCTCGGCTCCTATGACACGCTGGCCGACTTCGCGCCGGAGGCCGCCCGCGTCATTTACTGCGCCCATCTCACGCCTGAAAGCATTCGCGCTCTCCGCATCACCGCGCCGCACATTCAGCTTGCGGCCTTCGATGCGTGGGTGGAAAAAAACATCGGTCTTCACGAACTCAATGAAGCCGTCAGCATCGCTCGTGAAATGAATGAATGCATCGCCCGCGCCCGATTCCACACCGCCACAGGAGGAACCGTGGAAGGACCGGGAAACTAGCCTTGCCACCCGAGACGTGTGACCTTGTCGCCGACATCGCACACCTCACCGGGTGGCAGGAATCAATGATCTACGCCATGCCCCTGCATCGCGCCTTATATTACCAGCTCAAAGCCGCCACGCATGCCCGCACCCTCTGCGAGTGGTCTCTTTGAGCTTGCACCTCTCACCTCTCACCTCTCACTTATCACCTCATGCCCCCCCTCCGCCTTCTCCGGCCCCTTCGGCCTCATCCTCCTCATCCTCGCGCTCTTCTTTAGCTTCCTGCTCATCCTCGCGCCGTATTACATTTACGTTTGCGCCCAAGAGCTCATCAAGCTCCGCAAGCTCGGCCAGAAGATCCTCGAAGAACTCAGTCGCCGATGAAGCGCCGCCGCGCAGATCGGGATGCACGGTGGCAGATGATGTTCATCATTGTCTGGCTGCTGGTCTGCATTGCCATGCTGCTCCGCTGGCGTTGCGTGTTTGGTCCTCCGCATCTTTGACACGCGGCCCTCGTCAAACCCTGACGATCCCGCATGAGCAACGACGCAACAGTCAAATTCGGCTACGATGGCACCGCGCTCAATCGCGGACTCAGCCAGCAAGAAGGCAAGCTCAAGCGCTTTGCCTCCAGCACGGAGAACAGCTTTCGCGGGGCACAAGCCGCCATCGGCACTCTGGGCCTCGGACTCCTGGCTCGTGAAGGCGTGCAAGTCGTCGCCGCCTTCGACCGCATGAATCGCGGCATGACCTCGCTCGAAGGCAGCGCGGCCGGTGCCAAGCTCCGCATGGACGAGCTGCGTGAGGCCAGCAAACTCCCCGGCCTCGACTTTGAGCAGGCTGTGCAGGGCGACATCCGACTGCGCAGCGTCGGACTCAGCGCGGAGCTTTCCAAAAAAGCCATCACTGAAATGGGCAATGCCCTCAGCCTCGCTGGTGGCACCTCCGCCGATCTCGACGGCGTCGTGCTCGCGCTGACGCAGATCATCAGCAAAGGCAAAGTCAGCGCCGAGGAAATCAACCAGATCGCCGAGCGCGTTCCGCAAGTCCGCGCCGTGATGAAAGACATGTTCGGCACCGCCGACACGGAGACCTTGCAGCGCATGAACATCGACGCGGAAACCTTTGTTTCCACGCTCGTCGAAGGCTTTGGCAAACTTGAACGTGCGCAGGCCGGGCTGGATGAAAAGATGCAGGACTTCAGCACCAGCATTCGCGGTGCCGCCAATGCGCTCCTTGAAGGCCTCGTCGGTAAAGGCGCGGAAGGCTTGTCTCGCCTCGGTGGCCTGCTGGATCAAAACAACGACAAGCTCCGTCAAGCCGGGCAATTCCTCGGCGATAGCGCCAGCGGCGTCGCCGATTGGTTCGTCAATGCGGGTGATGCCATCGGCTTCATGGCCTCCGACCTCATGCGAGCCATCGGCTACATGGGGGAGGTGGACGGACTTACCAAATACCAAGAGGAGACGCAGGGCATCCTCGAACTCATGCAGGCGCAGAAGGATAGCATCGAACTCGAAAAGATGCGGGAGGAGCAAATCAAGGCCACGGTTGAGATCCGCAAAGAAGAGCTCAAAGCCTTGGAACTGCCCAAGGCTCAGGAAGATCCCATCCGCGCCGCCGGGGCTGCCATGGAGCCAAAGCCCGCCAGCAAAGAGCAGCAGCAGCTCGATGAGCGGAAGCGTAAAATCGCAGAGTCTGAATTACCCATTCAAGAGCAGCTTGCTGCCGTGCAAGAACGCATCGCGGAGCAGATGACTCTTGTCGAAAACGCCGCCGTCACGATCAACCTCACCGACAAAGAGCGCATCGCCAACGAGATGAAGCTGCTCGATTTGCAGGAAGAAGCCGCCGCGCTCAAGCGTCAAGACGCCTCCGCTCGTCCTCGACCTGTGGCTGCCGCAGCGCCTCGCACGGCATCCACGCCGAATGTCTTCACTCCGCGTCGTGTGATCACTGAAACACGCGGCTCCATGCCAGCGCCGTTCACGCCCGAAGAAGGCTATGACGAAAACGACCGCAGAATCACCGATGGCCGGAAAAAAATCCGTGGCGTCCAAACCCCAGACACCTACACCGGCGGCAGCATCGCTGGTCCGTTCCAGCCACTTTCTCCGCGTCGTGGCAGCTTGACTCCAGGCGGAGGCTTGAACGGATTTTACGCGCGTCAAAACGTCGGCAGTGGCAGCGGCAGCATGAGCATCAGCACCAGCACCACCGCCGTCAGTGCCACCACGGCCGCGCAAAAATCCAACACGGAGCTAGGTCCTAAAATCGACCGCACCAACGAACTTTTGAACCGCGTCTTTTTCGCCAACTGATCCATGCAACCCACGTTCTCCTCCGGCACACTTCCGCTCTGGCGTCATCCCATCGTCAAGCGCACGCAGCTTCGCGGCGTCGATGTGCTCCAAGGCAGCTACAAAACCCCGCTCACCACCACGTTGAGCGCGGGCGATCCCTGCCCCGACTTTCCCGGCATGATCATCGTGGAACTCAGCCATACCACCAGCGGCATCAGCCATGAGTGGCAGATCACCGCCGAAGGCTCGCTCGATGAGAGCTACCCCACCAAAATCCTCAGCCGTGGCAAGCGCCGCACCATCGAAGCCGGATGGGATGAACGCACCGTGCGCTACCTCTCCTGGCATGCCGCGTGGAAATCCTGCACCGGCGTTTCCAGCTCCGGCGTCATCACCTGCAATGCGCACGGCTTCCAGAATGGCCGTCGCGTCTTCTTCGCTCGCTTGACGGGTGGCAGCAGTCTCGTCCCGCAAAGCGACACCTCGCTGGGCGTGCCTTACTTCGTGATCGACCGCACCGCAGACACCTTCAGGGTCTCCCTCACCAGCGGCGGCAGCGCAGCAGCGCTCGGCAGCAATATCAGCGCCGGAGAAGTCATCGCGGGAGAGTTCGCGCTCGGTGCCTCGCATCCCTCGCATCCCTACCTCTTCCTCTGCGACCTCAGCCATCAAGACGACAACACCGATTTCGTGACCGCCGACTGCACCTATCGCGGCTTTGAAGAAGCTAAGCCGTATCACCGAATGATCACGGTCAACGGCCAACAATTCAGCAGCAGCGAACCAATCACCATCGGTCTGTATGCAGGCTGGCCGGACACGCCCCGCTACACGAATTTTCACCTCCCCGAAGTCGTCGTCACCGACACCTACCTCTCCGCCGCTGGCTCCCTGCCCACGTATTCCGTGCCGTCCATTGGAGCGCCCGAAAATGCGCCCACCATTCCCACGATCACCCTGACGGCGGACGAACTCACTTACAACTACCCCTACGGCTGGACCCTCATCTCTGCCCCCACACAAGCCACTCTCAACAGCCAGATCCAATCCATGGTCTATCAAAAAGTCTATCGCTACATCTGGCCCGTGATGTTCCGGTGACTCGATCCTCGATCCTCGATCCTAGATCCTAGATCCTAGATTCTAGCATCCAGCATCCAGCATCCAGCATCCAGCATCCAGCATCCAGCATCCAGCATCCAGCATCCAGCATCCAGCATCCAGCATCCAGCATCCAGCATCCAGCATCCAGCCCCATGACCCCTGCACAACTCGACACCGAACTCCGCGCCTTCGCCTCACACCTCCTCGCGCCCTTGATCGAAGAAGGCAAAAGCCCCATCGTGAAGCATCAGGTCAACCCGCAACAGCAAGCCACCATCACGCTCGGCTTGCGCGTCCCCGGCGTCGATCTGGAGCACGTCCGCGCCCTCTGCGCCGACAGCAGCGCCATCACCTCCGCCTGGCTCAAGCAATGGCCTGACAACAGCCGCGTCGGCGACATGTCGGGCAATCGCCCGCCGAAGTCCGTCGCCATCGCGGCAGATGGCAAGCACGTCATCATGGATCTCGTGTTCTTCGGCCTCAAGCTCGATAAGCCCGACTCCTTAACGCCCGCATGAACGCCACCGCCTCCACACGTCAGCTCCGCGCCCCGCGCTGGCCAACAGGCCTGGTGCCCTGGCGCAAAGCAGTGCAGTCCTTCATCGAGCGCCTCGCGCAAGCCGCCAAGGTGCAGATCCAAATCAGCGGCACACGCGTCTCGCAAAGCGGCGAGCAGATCACAATGATCGAAGGCACTGGCAATGGCACCGCCACCAGCAACGCCGTCGCCTTGCCGCGCTGGCCGCAAGGCCTGCGCCCGTGGAAAGACGCGGTCGATGCCAACCTCTCCAAAATCTCCGCCGCGCTGCATCTCGGCACGGAGAGCATGCAGGCCAGCGCCCGCATCACCGTCGATGCCACCACTGCGCCCATGCTGCCGCTTTCCAGCGCCGTGTGGCGTGATTGGTGCAGAGACACCGAGCGCACGCTCGAAGCGCTCTCACGCGCCACGCAGCGGCAACTCCAGCTCCCTGGCATGCGCCGCTCTTCCGGCGGTGACGACCTGGTCTTCGAGCGCGAGTTACCTCCCCGAGAGATCACCCTGGAGCTGGAGCGCCAATACCGCTGGGCCACGGCCTTCACCTGTTATCGCGAGATCGTTTCCGGCGTGGTGTATCGCGTCCTCACCAGCGTCACGCCTTACGTCAACGGCACCATCACCGAGACGCAGACCGCCGCCGGCGGCGTGCATCTCCACACGCCGCTCGACGAATCCTACACCTGTCCGGAGGTGGAAGTCGCGAGCGATGAAGACCCCGAATTCGACTACGGTGCGCCCGATGGCACAACAACGATCACCTATTCCGGCGTCCTCGATCCTGCGCTGCTCATCCCTGCGGCCGAAGAAGGCTTGGAAAACGACGGCGAGCCAGCCGTCGCCAGCTCCTGGACCTGGCTCTCGAATGCCGACGCGCCCACGGACATCACGCAAAATCTCGGCTATTGGGATGCTGTGCCAGATGCCCTCATAGCTCGCCGAGTGAACAGCTACCGCTACCGCTGGCGTGTCACCGGCCGCGCTCTCGACCTCACCTGGGACCAAGGCGGCACCAGCCACAGTGCCAGCATCGCCGCCGGTGCCGTCAGCGACTGGTTTGACGACGACATCCCCGCCACCGAGTTTCCCACCACCGATGTCATCGCCAACGTCGTCATCTCGCTCGCATAATCCCCGTCAATCCGGTCAACCTCGTCAATCTCGTCCCATGTTTTGACACGCGTCCTCTCGCGTGATCCTCACCGCGTATCTCAATCTCCGCACCGGCCAGCTCACCAACTCCCAAGGGGGTTACGGTCCTTTCGGCGATGTCGAGTCCTCCCTCGGCACCCCGCCACCCGGTGCGCTGCGTCTCCAGCGCGGCGACAAGCCCACGCTTCGCCTCCGCGTCTTTGATCCATGGGAAGACAACGAAGCCGTGCTCTTGCCCAGTGGCACCACGATCAGCGCCGCGCTGAAGAAATGGGACGATCACAACAACGTCGATCCCCTCGCTCAGATCACCGACGACACCTGGGACAAACCCGCCAGCCTCACCGACAACGTCGCCAGCGACCTCACCGACGACCCCGGCGGATTTTACCTCGGCACGCTTGATCTCAGTGGTGACGACCTCTCCGCGCTCCTTCCCGCAGGCACTAGCAGCGTCTATTGCCATCTGCAAATTCAGACGATCACAGACAGTGTTCCGCAGTCCAGTCAATGGGTGCCCGTCCTCATCCTCTCCGACGTGGTGCGCCCCACGGACGGCGCGGTCGCCATCAGCTCACAGCCCTCGCCGTCTCCAGTGCTCTACTACAAAGACATCACCGCCCTCACCGGCGGTGGCACCACCGCGCTCGATGGCATCCCCACCGTGGAAAAGACGCTGATGCTCGCGCAAATCTACGTCGCCGATGAGCTGCAAGACTGGCGCTTATTCGCAGGCACCACCGCCGAAGACAGCGCCAACGGCATCGTGCGCCCCGACGACTACAACGCCAGCACCAACGCCCAAATCTGGAAACGCGTCCGCTAAAATCTCACGCCCCACATCTCACCCTCTTATGCCTTTGCTCGCTCGCATCCTCCTTGTATTCACATTGCTCATCACTGCGCTTCATGCGCAGACCAAAACCGTCCTAAAAAACGTCAACGGCAACACCATCACGGAGAACCTCGTCATCGGCTCTGGCAAAACCCTCACCATCGCCAGCGGGGCCAGCATCATCGCCGCCAGCGGCTCCACGATCACCGGCTTTGGCAGTGGCAGCGGCGGAGCGTCCGCGTGGGGAGAAATCACCGGCACCCTCGCCGATCAAACCGACCTCCAAACCGCACTCAACGCCAAGCTCGCCACCGCCACGGCCGCCACGACTTACCAGCCCCTCAGCTCCACCCTCACCACGCTATCCAGTGCCACCGCCGCCGGTCTCGCCCTCATGGATGATGCCAACGCCTCCGCGCAACGCAGCACGCTGGGTCTCGTCATTGGCACCAACGTTCAGGCCTACAGCGCCAACCTCGCCACGATCGCGGCTGGATTTGGTTCCATTTTTTCGGGCACGGGCATCCTCCGCTGGAATGGCACCGGGTATGAAAATCTTGCCGCAGTGACCGTCCCCATGGGGGGCACAGGGCTAAGCACCGTCAGCACGGGAGACATCCTTTATGGCTCGTCTCCAGGGGTGTTTGCGAGGCTGACGGGCAACACGGAGACAACCAAAAAATTTCTAACGCAAACAGGCCCCGGCTTCGGTCAATCCGCCGCCCCCCAATGGACCGACATCGCCAGCACGGACCTAGCAGACGGCATCATCACCAGCGCCAAGATCAGCGACGGCACCATCGTCAACGCTGACATCAATGCCAGCGCAGCCATCGCTCTCTCGAAACTCGCCACCGACCCGCTCGCCCGTGCCAACCATACCGGCACACAGTTGCTTGCCACGATCTCCGACGCGGGCACACTCGCTGGACTCAGTGCCGTCGCCTCCGCGCAAATCACCGACGGCACCATCGTCAACGCTGACATCAATGCCAGCGCAGCCATCGCAGGCACGAAGGTTGACGCAGGCACCACGACCACACGCGGCACCGTCGAACTCGCCACCGATGGCGAGACCTCCGCCAGCGTCGCGGTCCAAGGCAGCGACAACCGCCTCGTCGATGCAGAGCGCGTCGAAATCGTCTTTGTCCTCACCGACGACACCACGGCGATCACCGCAGGCACCAACAAAAAAAGCCGCCGTGTGCCTTTTGCCTTCACGCTCACTGCCGTCCGTGCGCAATGCCTCACCGCGCCGACTGGCAGCACGATCATCATCGACATCAACGAAACCAGCAGCACCGTGCTCGGCACGAAGCTGAGCATTGACGCGAGCGAGACCACGAGCACGACCGCTGCCAGCGCGGCCACCATCACCGACAGCGCGATCAGTGACGACGCGATTATCAGTTTCGATTTCGACCAAGTTGGCGCTTCCACTTCTGGAGCCGGTGTAACCGTCACCCTCTACGGCACACGCTAATGAAACACCTCCTCACCGCTCTGCTCTGCGTCGCTCTGGCGCTCTACTCGCCCGGCTCCATCGTGGTCTATGACCACATCAGCAGCACGCCGCCCGCGCCGCCTCCTGGTAGCGATGAGTATTTTGCCAACGTCGTTCTTTCGCTCCACTGCGACGGCACCAACGGCAGCACGACCATCGTCGATAGCTCCTCAAGCGCCAAAACCGCCACTGTGCTCGGCTCCGCGCAAATCAGCACGGCGCAGCAAAAATTCGGGACAGCTAGCTTGTCGCACACGAGCGACAACTCAGCAATTACCTTCGCCGATCATGCGGATTTCGAGTTTGGGACAGGGAATTTCACAATCGAGGCCTTTGTGCGATGGAGTTCCGCCAGTGGTTTCGCGGGGATACTCACCAAGCGCGGCTTGAGCGCAGTCGGTCCCTACATGCTGTGGAAAAACGGAACAACACTTTACGCCTTTCTGTCGTCGAATGGCAGCACGTGGAATATTGCCAATGGAGTGACGGTCGGGACCATCGCGGCCAACACCTGGCATCACGTGGCGCTGGTGAGGAACGGCACGACCTTCACCGCCTATCTCGACGGCGTCGGCACCGTCGTTGCGACCAGTTCTGCGGCGCTCGTCGACAACGGGCAACCATTTGCCACCTCAGACACAAGGCCTTCCGAATGGTTCAACGGGTTCATGGACGAAGCACGTATCACAAAAGGTGTCGCGCGCTATACCATTAATTTCACCCCGCCAACCGGCCCACATTCAGATTCATGAAACGCATCTACAACACTCTGACAGGTCAATTCTCCGCAGGCTACTCCCGTGCCGACGACGAGCCGGTTCAGGATCTCGAACCGCATTTGCAAATTTACGAGATCATCGAAACACCACAGCCGGAGATCACCGCGACGCAATACCTCACCCGCACAGAAGCCCACGACCACGCCGCGAAGACCCTAACACTCGACTGGCAGGTCCACGACATCCCAGCGACTCCAGTCATCGTTCCGTTCCGCTCCCTCGCCTTTGCGCTCCTCCAAGCAGGTCTCTACGAGCAAGTTGAAGCCGCCGCACTTGCCACGCTCGAAGGGAAAATCTGGTGGCAGACCGCGCAAAGCACCACCGTCCAGCGCGATCACCCATTCGTCATTGCCCTCGCTTTAGCCGTTGACCAAACCCCGGAGCAAATCGACGCCATCTTCGCCACCGCGCAAACGCTCTGACCATGGAACCCACCCTCATTGCCAAAGCATTCGAAGTCATCGTCTCCACCGGCCCCGTGGCCATGATCCTGGTCATCGCAGTCTGGTGGCAAACCAAAGGCAACCAGGCGCTCGTAACCGAGCTCAACAAAGAGCGAACTGATCGCCTCAATGCCATGGATCGTGAACTCCAGCGCCTCCGCGAGCGCAGCGACCGCTGCGAGGCCGACCGCATCGAGCTGCACAAGCAACTCGCCAATCTACTGTCCAACGCCTCGCACGACCGCCACCATGCCTGAGCATTGACACGGGTTGAGTGGTAACATGAAAAACTACCGCACCACGCTCATCGGAGCCGCACTCGCTGGCCTGTCCTTCCTCGCCATCTACCAGGGCAATGGCGGCGACCTCGCCAACTGGCAGCAATGGCTCATCCCCGTCACCATTGCCATCCTGGGCTACGTCGCCAAAGACGCAGGCGTCACTGGCTCCCTCAAGCTCCTCCTCGGCTGCCTTTGCCTGCTCACGCTGCCGAGCTGCACGACCACCGCCAATGGCAGCAAGGCATTCCTGGGCCTCAGCTCACCCCAGTGGCTCGGCATCGGCCAAGATGCCGCTCGCTCTGCCATGCAGACCGCCGTGATCGGCTACAGCCAGCGCCGTCTCGTGGTGGATGTGACCAGCGGTAAATGAGCCAACACCCATGAGCATCACCGACGACCACTGGCTCGGAACCGCCCTGCGTCGTCCCATCCAAGGCGGCGCAAAAATGCCTGTGCGTCGTTTCCTCGTCATCCACTTCACCGCCGGAGCCAGCGCCGAATCCTCCATCGAATTTTGGCGCACGCCCGCCGCCAAAGGTGCCTCCGCTCACCTCGTCATCGACCGCGACGGCACCGTCTATCAGACGCGCCCGTTTGATCGCACCTGTGGCCATGCAGGCGTGTCCCAATGGCAGGGGCACAAAAACCTCAACGCTTGCACCCTCGGCATCGAGCTAGCCAACGCAGGCAACGACGCCCGACTCGCGCTACGCTGGTCCAAGCTGCCGCTCGTTTCCGCCAAACACAAACACGGAGGCCTGCATCAGCGCTGGGAAGCCTATCCCCTCGCTCAACTCGCCGCCTGCGAAGCCGTCTCCAAAGCCCTCGTCACTCGCTACCAGCTCGACGACATCGTCGGGCACGACGACATCGCCCCCACGCGGAAAAACGATCCCGGCCCCGCGTTCCCTATGGCATCCCTCCGGCAGTCATGTGGCTTTTGAGCTGGGTGTGTAAACAGGGTGTAATCACACCCGCCGCCACATTCCCCCAGTAAATGCAAGGCTTCGAATCCCCTTATCTCCACCACAACAATTCGGGGCTGGAGGCTTGATTTCACTAGGGCGGGAGGCTCAAGGGGGTGTTGGGGCTTTGGAGTCTGTTTTTGGCCTTTTATGGCCTTTTATGGCCTTAAAAAGGGTGTAAAGGGGTGTCATGGCAGAGACGATTCAGAGTGTGAAATATGGCGGGGTGGAGGCGCGGATTTCGCGTCGGGGGGATGGGCGTTTTGTGGTGCGATGGCGGGAGGCTCGGCAGGGACGCTCGACGACGGCGATGACGCGGGAGGGGGCGCTCAAATTGGCACAGGCGAAGGTGCGGGAGTTGGCCGGCAAAGCGGGGTCGCGTATGGTGTCGGTGATCGAGGCGGAGGCGGTGCAAGGACTGCTGGAGATTGCGGGGTCGAGGTCGTTGCATTCGGTGGTGGAGACGGTGCGGGATGCGGTGCGACGTTGCGATGGGTTGGCGAATGTTTCGCGGGCGGTGGATGCCTGGCTAAAGGCGGGGCATGGGGCACTGGATCGATCAACGATGGCGGTGGCGGTGCCGCGTTTTTTGGCGCTGCATGCGCGGTCTTCGTGGGAGCATCTGGCGGGGCTGCGCAAGGAGCTGGAGGCGTTTGTGATGCGCTACGGAGCGGTGTCGGTGTGTGACCTGGATGTGGAGATGCTGACGATGTGGATCGGGCGGCCGCGTGAGGATGGTGCGGAGATCGGAGCGCGATTTTTTAACAATCGCTTGGCGTCGTGGAAGACGTTTTTGAATCGGTGTCGCGAATGGGGAATGCGTGCGCGAGGTGAGCCGCATCCGGCGGAGGTGATCAAAAAACGAAAGGAGGCGGACCCGGTGCCGGAGATTTTTAGCGTTGACCAGGCGCGGAAGATTTTGGCGCTGATTCGTGCGAAGGAGCCGCAGTGTTTAAACTTCTTCGTGATTGGCTGCTGGATGGGGCTGAGGCCGTTTGAGATGCGGCGCATCACATGGGACATGTGGGACTGGGAGCGCGGGTATTTGGACCTGGGGCCGCAGGTGGCGCTGAAGACGATGAAGCAGCGCTATGTGCCGATTCCTGACAACGTGCGGGCGATGTTGCAGGGCGCGAATGAGGACGCACGCTGGGGGAAGAAGTTCAAGCGGGCGGCGAGGCATTGCGTGCGGACGACGGATCAGCCGCATTTGATGCGGCTGCTGAAGGCGGCGAAGATGCTGAGCGTGTGGCCGCAGGACATCATGCGGCACTCCTATATCTCGTATCAACTGGCTGAAGGACACGGGCGGGGGCAAGTCGCGGAGTGGGCGGGCAATTCAGAGGGGGTGATCCGGAAGCGGTATCGCAGGCCGTTACGAAAGGAGGATGGCGACGCGTGGTTTGCCATCGGGGTTGAGACGCGGACGAATTGATCAATAAAAAAGCCGCTCGATTGGAGCGGCTTTTTTGTGGGCGGATTGAAAGGAGATCGCGCTCAAAGTGTGCCTAGCATCCAGCGTCGCAACAAGATGCCACCGATGACCACGAGGGTGATTAGGCCGAGGCTGAGCAGCCTGTCGGGCCATGGGCTGGGCGGTGGCTCGAGCGTGATGTGGCAGGTGGGGCAGAGGGTGCTGGTGCTGGCGACGTGATTGCCACAGGCTCCGCAGGTGTGCTCGACGGTGCGAATGGTATCGACCACGAGACCCAGCAGCATGGCGAGCAGGCCGAGGGGCGGAGAAAGAAACAGAAGAAAGATGCCACCAAAGAAGAAACAGAAAGCGACGGTCTGCGCGGTGCCGTTTTTAACGCGGCGTTTGATCAGGGCGGTGGGGCGTTCAGTTGAGGTGTTCATTGGTGGAAGCAAACGGAGCAGCGGCCTTTGTCCACTGCGCAGTGTTTGCACTGCGAACAGTCGGTGCAGTGCAGGCATTTTTCAGCGTAGGGCTGACAAGGCCCAACGGGCTTTTTGAGTAGCCCAATTGTGCCCACTGAAAAAATCAAGCTGACGAGGAGCGGCTTCATGCTTTACGGCGTTTTTTTTCGTAGCGTGCTTCGCTGCGGGGCTCGGTGACAGGTGTGGGGTTGGAGGTCTCGGCTACCATGTCGTGCAGCAGTGTGGCTATGACGGGCGGCGGCGGCAGCCGCACAATGTTCGCAGTCGTTGGCACCGGTCCGGTGCTGGGGGAACGCTTTCGCGAAGGCGCAGGTGGAGCACATTCCTGGGATTCCAACAGATCGGCGTTTTTTTGTCGAGCTTCATTTTGTTCGGACTTTTCTTTCGACCATTGTTGGAACGATAAGCCTGCGTCGTCAGCGATGCGTTTGACGATGCCTGGCAGATCATGCTCGGCGGCGCGGAGATCGACAAGACCGATGCGCATGCAGAGTCGCATGATGTCGGCTTTGCTCATGCCGGTGAGGTGTTGGACTTGATCAACTTGATCAAGCAAGTCGTGGGGTAACGCGATGGGGATGGGTTTCGTTTTCACTTGGAAAAATAGCACAGAAACGAAGGGCGATACAAGAAATGTATATTTTGCGTTGACGATTATATATGAAACGTATATTCGTCCGCCATGAGCAAAGCAGACAGCGACGAGAGAAGATCAACAGCGGTGCCAGTGCCGCTACGCCTGACGGCCGACCTAGCAGTGCTGGTGAATGAAACCGCCGTGGCGGTGAAGTTGAGCAAGCAAGACACGATGCGCCTGGCGCTGGAGCGCGGTCTTGCGGTGCTCAGACAGCAGCTCGCCCCTGACCTTGCCGCCTGAGTGACAACACTGACCTGAATGACTGACGATTTATGAGCAAGCCGATCCTGAAACTAACGAGCACCGAACAGAAGACGCTGGATGCCTCCCGCGACCTGATGCTGAAGCTGCTGATGGACAGCCGCGTGAAGGGCGAGTGCCGCGATGCGGCGGCGCTGCGGGAGACGCTGCGGGATGGTGAGGCGCTGATCCGGCGCATCTACAAGCTGGCGGCGGTGCCGGTGTGACGAATTTCCGTGCCTGCCGGGCTGACGGCGGGGTCGAGACGCAGGGCCACGGACGCAGTGACCGCACGGTGAGGAGGCAAAAACTTCTCAGTCCATCTCCACTAAACGGGGGTCATCGCCGGGGAGGCATCCCGGACACTTTTAAGCGCTGAATTTTGAACCGGTGGGGAGCCGGGGACGGGTGGGAATCCTCCTTCGCTCTGACGAGCTACGGAGGACAAAGCAACCAAAACGAGAGGAGACACAATGATGAAGGATGAATGCCAAATGATGAAGGGGAGCAAACGCGGCGGCGTGGCGCTGCCGCTGGAGACGCGGAAGCGGCTATCGGTGGCGTCGATGACGCTGAGACAGCCGGTGGTGCGTGCCAAGGATGAAGGTGGAAGGATGAAGGATGAAGTCCTGATCCTGCCGCTGAAGCTGAAGGCGGGCATGGGTGTCAGCGCACGCAAGGTGGAGACGCGGGAGCAGGCGGAGCTGCGGCGGGAGCGGGTGGAGAGCATCACGCGACGCGCCCCGGAAGTGGTGATTACGCGGCGGTGGATTCACACGGCGAGCCACTTCGACGGCCAGGAGGCGGTGGTGGTGAAGCTGCCGTGGCTGCAACGGCTGCGGAACTGGATGCTGGATGCTGGCATCTAGCATCTAGCAACGAGCAACGAGCATCATCCCGCTGAGGGGTGGTCATCGCCGGGGAGGCATCCCGGACCATTTTTTCAAACAACTACAAGGAGGACATGATGATGAAATACGAAATGCAGTATGCGGGACCGAAAAGACGCGTGCGTAGAGACTGGCGGGGGACGGTGTTGACCGGATTGACCTTGCTGACGATGGCTGCGCTGGTGGCGTGGCTGTGGAGCTGTGTGGCTGGATGCTGGAGGCTGGATGCTGGATGCTGGAATCTAGGATCTGGCAACGAGCATCTAGTCGCGCTGGCTCCTTGGGCGGAGGGGTCGATCATGGGCCTGATGCTGTTTTTTTCAGTGGTGCTGATCCTGCTGGCGGTGCGAAAAGTGGAGGATAATGAGCGCTGGTTCGAGGACTTAAGGCAGCGGGAGCTGGAGCGGCGGCAGCGGCTTGAAAAGACAACGCGGTTCTGGGATGAAAAAACCGGGGAGGAGAAGGGCTGGGAGGATGAAGAGACGGCGGTGAGAGGTGAGAGGGCAGAGGTGAGAGGCGAGAATCTGAGCTGGCGTGTGGGGCCGCTGGAGAGTTTGAGTGAGCCTTTGGCGGCGGATGAGGGCATCCGCGCTCCGCTTTCTGAGGTGGACATGCTGACGGTGAGAAGTGAGAGGTCAGAGGTGAGAGGTGTGGAGCTGCGGCGCATTGTGGAGGCGCTGGTGGTGGAGACATGCTCGGCGCGGGACGATGTGCGCAAGGCGCAGGGTGATCTGAGTGTGGAGGACTACGGTGCGAAGCTGGCGGCTGCGGAGGCGAGTCTGCACCTGGTCATCGGGTGCCTGGGTGGGCTGATTGAAAGGATAGAGGATGAAGGTGCAATGATGAAAAATGAGGAGGTGAGGCCATGAGCAAGGAGTCTCAAGATTTTACGGATCTCTGCCGGATGGCGGGGATTTATCTGCCGGGCTGTGGGCTGGCGGTGCGGCAGATTCTGCGGGAGCTGTCGCAGAAGGCACTGGCGCTGCAAAATGGCTACAAGGGGGCCAAGGTGATGCGGGGGCACAAGCGGATGGGTGTGGCGGTGTCTCATGGGTTCGCGGTGCTGGATAAGGCGCTGGGGGTGTATGAGATCACGTCGAAGGGTCGTGAGTGGCTGGAGAAGGTGGAGGGCCTGGGGAAGCGGAAGAAGGCGCGCGTGCTGGAGGCGAATGATTTGATTCATGCGGTCGAGCATCGGTGCCCTGGCTGGCGGATGCTGGCGGGGCCTTTTGAGGTGCAGCTCGGCTCGAAGAACTACCAGGAGACCGAGCAGCGGATGGCGCTGAAGGCGAAGCGGGACGCGCTGGCGGGCGGCCTGGCGGCGAAGATCGTGATGTATCGCGGTCGGGCCTTTGTGATGCGGCCGGCGGAGGGATACATTGACCGGGACACGAGCAAGAATGCGGTGGCGAAGTCGATCAAGGGTGAACCTTTGAACGTGTGGGAGGTGCGGAGATGAGCCGGGGGCTTTACACGGTGGCGGAGATCGCCCGATATTTTGGAACGCGCCCGCAGGAGGTGGCGCGGATGATCCAGGACGATGGCTTGCCGGCGGTGAAGCTGCCGGGCGAGAAGAAGCTGGTGAGGAAGGTCACGCTGCATGGGCTGCATGCGTGGATGTCGGAACGGCACGATGGCGCGGCCTTCATGAGTGTGGAGGCACTGGCGGCGGAGATCGAAGCGGCGCAGGCGGGGAGCGGAGTGACCTCAATGACCGCAGTGACCGGAGTGACGGATGTTGGGCTGACGCATTTGCGGGCGGTTTTTGATCGAGTGTTTGAAGGTGTGAAACACGAACTGGAAAGGAAGAAGGCGGCATGAAACCGGGTGAATACAAAGTGACGGTCGAAGGCGTGGAGGGCGTGTTGTGCCTGGGGCGCATCAATCTGGCGGCGATCATGCTGCAGGCGGACTCGGAGCCGGTGAGTCTGGCGATGGAGGAATCGAAGGCGATGGAGCTGGTGACGGTGCTGAGCATCATCGCGGGCGGCTGCGAAAGCGTGGTGTGGCGGCAGCAGCGCGAGGCGACGGAACGCAAGGCGGAGGAGCTGCGGGTGATGGAGGCGTTGAAGGCCAAGGATGAAGGGAGGGCGGCGAGATGAGTCTGACGCAACAAATTGCGACGCACCCGGAGCATCTGCGGGCGGAGTTTCATGCAGGCCTGGTCAAGTGGGCGGGTGTGATCGACGGGATCGGCAAGCTGCTGGCGATGGAGCCGAGTCTGGTGAGCCTGGAAGATAAGCGGCAACTGCTGAGTGAGCTCAAGACGGCGACGTGCAATGCGACGGCCTGCGTGAATGGCATCCAGGTGTGTGAGCTGAGCGCGAAGGCGGCGAGCAAGCAACTGCAAGCGAAGTGGGGGTGGCTGCTGTGAGTAACGAGCATCACGACATCGCTGCGCTGCGCGGTCAGGGCGGATTGAGCTTTGATGCGCTGCATCAAGGGCGTCGTGATGACGAAGAAACTTTGGCGAAGGACTCGCTGTTTGCGGTGGTGACGAATAACGCGGTGGCGGGTCGGCCACCCATCACCGAGATGGGGTATCGTGTGTGGATCATGGCGCTGCGCTTTTTTGTGTCCTGTCCACCCATGACTGCGGCGATGGTGAGGGAGATGCAACGGATCGCGGTGCGGTGCAATGGTGGGCTGGCACTGCCGAGAGCGTCGGATGCCGAGGCGGTGTTTGAACTGCTGATGCTGGGGACGCGGACGCCGTGGGAGACAGGACGCCGCGTGACGCTGCTGGCCTATGCGCTGAATCGCGGTGTGGTGGTGCGCGAGGTGCTGCCGAGCTTTGAGAGCATCGGCCTGCTGTGGCAACTCAAGGCGGAGAACAAGCGGAGTGCGGTGTGTGCCGCGATGAACAAGCTGCGTGAGGAGATGATGCGCACGGGCAAGCTGCCGCGAGGCTTTCGTTTTTGGTTTGAGAAGTCGGACGAGGCGCGGGCTGTGTATGAAACCGTGCAACTTGGGAACCACAACCGCACGGGCGGGAGTAAGGCGGAGGCGGAGACCTATGAGGGCGTGCCGATGAAGCAGGCATTTGCGCGGCTCGATGAGCGGCAACGGAGACGTGTGCTCAATGAGCTACACGAGGCGGCGGAGGCAAGACGGCTGGGAATTTAAACCAATCAAAAACGATGAACGAACAAACAAAAAATGAAGTGGTGGTGCGCTCCTTGGAGCGTGTGAAATTCTGGGAATGGAATCCGCGTGGCTCGAACTATCGTGGCATGCCGGAGCTGGTGTCTTCGCTGGCCCGTGAGGGTCTGCAAGACGCGATCCATGTGTGGGAGCGGGTGGATGGTGACTATCTGCTCAAAGGGCACCGCCGCTTTGAGGCGATGAGCACACTGGGCTGGACGGAGTGTGCGCAGGTGGTGCACCACTACGATGACGAGGCGGCGGCGTATCGTTTCCTCCTGGAGGATCACGGGCACAACGATCCGCTGGATGCGGAGGAGAAGATCGTGGCGGTGGAGAACGGTGTGAAACTGGGCATGCGAACCGATGAACTGGCTCCGAGTCTGGGGGTGTCGGCTGAGCGTGCGCAGCTATGGTTCGAGCTGGGCGAGCAACTGCCGCAGGCGGCGAGAGCGGCACTGAGTGATGGAAGACTCAGCATGAACACGGCAGAGCTGCTGCTGGAGGTGCTGGATGCGAAGGAGCGACGTGCAGCGACGCAGATGATCCTCAAGGATCTGGAGACCGGGGAGCCGATGGCGCATGGGCAGGCGAAGGCCTACATTCAGGCGCATTATGTGCTGCCGGAGAAGCGTCGCAAGGAGTGGCTGGCGCGTGAGGTCGCGCTGCGCAAGAAATACAAGGTGGCGAAGGGCTATCACTTCGTGGAGTGGGCCGAGCGGCGTGAATTTGCGATGGGTGAGAGTGGGCAACCGCAGCCGGAGTTTGAATTTGGCGATGTGATGATGCCGAAGGATCGCGAAGGCCGCACCTGGGAACAGGTGGCACTGGAGATCGGTGTGCCGGTGTATGTGGTGGCGGCTCCGCTGCATGCGGAGGGGCATGTGCGGCTGGTGAACTCGAGCATGATGCGCGATGCGCTGAGTGTGAAGCCGCCGACCGAGGTGAGCGATGATGACGCCGATAACGAGCAGGAGACCACGACGGAGGTGCTGCCGCCGCCGGTGAGCACGATGCCGATCAAGGCTGAGGCCATGGAGGAGGTCGAGCAACTGCGGCAATGGCTACGCACCAACCTGGGCGCAATTTATGACGAGCTGCTCGAATACCCGACGCTGGTGATGACGAGTGCGCCGTGGGAGCCGCTGCGGGATTTCCTGGCGCATCTCACAACGGATGTGGATGCCGGAGCACTGGAGGCCTGGCGTGGTATCACCGACCGCGAGGCGGCGATGGAGTGGATGCGCGGCGACAAGAAGCAACGCGCCCCGATGCGCTGCGCCCTGATGCTGCTGCTGTGCGCGGAGAGCGACTCGAGCGACGAGCCGATGAAGGTGATCAGCGAGGTGGCGAAGGCGATCGGGGTGGGGCCGATTTGACGGGCGGTCATTGAGGCAGGGGATAACAACAACCAATTTCAACGAAGGGAGACGATCTAGCATGACTGGAGGGGACATCATCGGCAGGGCTCGAAAATACGTGGCGGCGTGTCCGCCTGCGATCGCTGGCAGCGGTGGTCATGGGACGACGTTTGGCGTGGCGTGTGCGCTGGTGCATGGCTTCGCACTCAATGAGGTGGATGCGATGATGCTGATGCAGGAATACAACCAAGCCTGCGCACCGCACTGGACGGAGCGTGAACTGCTGCACAAAATCCAGTCGGCGGCGCGGGCCTCGCACTCGAAGCCGCGTGGCTGGATGGTGGATGGGTCGAGTGATGAGAATGCGCCGCTGTATGTGCCTGCGAAGAAGAAGGAGAAGCTACTCTACGATGCGGAGATCCTGAAGAAGGTGCAGTGCGTGGAGTGGACGTGTGATCATGCGTGGCTGCGGGCGAGGTCGAGTGTGGACCCGTGGGCGGTGGACACGGGGGCGTTCATTGATGCGATCTATGCGCCGCAGGAGATGGTGATGTGCTTCACGTCGATGCGCTCAATGGGTGACTACATGCGCTACAAGGGCGCGTGGTTTGCGCTGGGGAAAGACCCGCAGGTTAAGGGCCAGCGTGTGAAGGAGGGGCCGCGTGGGAGCCGCGAGGGCTGCGTGATGATGATCCAGCCGGTGGACGGCAAGTGGCATGCGGTGCAAGGGACGACGCCACCGCGACTGAGCCGTCGGACGATCCAGTCCGTGGCCGCGTTTCGCTACATGCTGTGGGAATCTGACGAGGCACCGGAGGCGATGTGGCTGAATGCCATCGCGCAAGTGCGTCTGCCGATTGTAGCGATCACGAGTAGCGCAGGCCGCAGTCTACATGCGCTGGTGCGAGTGGATGCGCGAGACTATGATGAGTGGAGTGCGATGCGGACGGCGGCACGTGATGTGATGACGATGCTGGGCTTTGACCCTCAAAGCCTCAGCAACCCAACGGCGGCGATGCGGATGCCGAACACTCTGCGCGAGGGCAAGATGAAGGAGGGGCGATTTGTGCCGTTTGAGCACGGGGCGAAAAAGCAGCGGCTGCTGTATTTTAATCCCAGCGCGACGATCAACGGTGGCTGCATCGGTGAGGAGGCCGTGAGAGCATGGTGATCGCGAGTGCTGGAGCGCAACGGATCGCGGCGGCGTTTGAGCCGCTGGCGCGGACGGCCGGCGTGGAGGTGCCGGAGGCTGCGTCGCGGCTGGCCTTCTCGCTGTATGTGGGCAAGGAGAAGTCAAGACCGGTGCCGCAGAAGCTGGTGCTGCGGGTGATCGAGGTGCTGCGTGGGCGTGATCTGATCTTTCGCAGTGGAGGTGAGGTCGTGACGTGGAGTGAGAGCGAAGAGGGCTTCCAAGTGATGAAGCCGCTGGCGTTTTGCACCTGGCTGCCATCGAGCCAAGGGGGACAGGTGGTGCTGCATGCGGGGACCAAGAAGGAGACGGATGCGGCGGGTGCGCTGACGGGCAAGGAGATCCTGGTCGAGAGTGATCTGAGTATCCACCAAGCGTCGATCATCCTGGCGAGTGAGGACTTTAAGCGGAGTCTGCCGGAGGTGGAGCATGTGGCTCCGGTGTGCCTGCCGACCTTTACCGATGAGCAGGACGAGCGCGGTCTGCCGATGATTAGGCTGTGCCGCAAAGGCTACGACGCGCACTCGAAGACCTGGACGACGGGTGAGGTGATGTATGACGAGAACATGGACGTGACGGATGCGGTGATGTGGCTGCACGACCTGGTGCAGTATTTTGCGTGGCGGCAGAAGGAGCGTGACTTTGCGATCTGGCTGGCGGCCCTGGTCACGATGTTTGGGCGCGGTCTGTTTGGGGGGCGTGCTCCGGCGTTTTTTGTGAATGCGAACATTCAAGAGAGCGGGAAGACGAATCTGACCTGGCTCATCACCTGGGCGATCCATGGCAGCAGAGCGGTGAAGACGCTCGAGGACGAGAAGGAGGAGGAGCTGGCGAAGTATCTCGACACCGTGTGCCGCACCCACTCGCCGTATGTGAACTTTGATAACATCGACTGGGGCGGCAAGCCGATCAAGACGGCCCTGCTCGATACCTTTATCCAGGAGGACGAGCACGAGCTGAGAAAAATGGGCAACAACACGGAACTGGGTCGCTATGTGAACCGGACGACGGTGATGGGGAGTGGGAACAACATCACACTGAGTCGCGATTTGCAGCGTCGTGGTTTGCTCGTCGATCTGTGGAACCCGATGACGGGGACGGATCGTGTGCTGCCTGCATCGGCGACGCTGATTGACGATGATTTTTTCCGCAACGAGGGCAATCGCAAGATGGTGCTGTCAGCCTGCTGGGCGATGGTGCGCGAGTGGGACAAGGCGGGGCGACCGTTGAAGCCTGGGCGTTTACTGGGGAGCTTCGAGAGTTGGGCGCGGTTTGCGCCAGCCGTGGTGTGGCATACGGGGAAGCTGTTTAAGCAGGAGTGGGACTGCATGATCGCGAGCGGCAATGATGAGATCGGCGACAAGCAGAGCCGGGACTTTGCGCGACTGGCGCAGATCGCGGTCGAGGAATACACCAAGGACGGCGACGGCAAGCCACGTGATCGCTTTGAGGTGCTGGTGCGGCAATTTGCGGGTATCGCGAGACGGCATGGGCTGGAAGCTGTGACGGGCTATCTGTGGCCCGAGACGAGCATCGAGGCGGTGCTGGCGTGCAAGGATTTCAAAGCACCGGCGAGGTCGGTGGAAAAGGCAGCGGCGGAGGATGTCGATGCACTGTGGGCCGAGGACGGTGGGCAGGGCACGGTGGATGCGGCGACGATGGCAGCGGCGGCGGAATTCATGGGGAGCAAGAGCACCGCGAGCTTTGGCAAGGCGCTCAAGACGCAGATGCACGAGCGGCACTTCAAAGCCAGCGACGGCAGCGTGTGGGCATTCAAGAATCTCGCAGGGTCGAATCCTCGCAGGCTCCTGGTCGAGAAGGTCCGCGATGCGGAGGGGTGAGAGGTGAGTGAGCGCGAGCGCCATGATGCGCTCGCGGGGTGCGGGGTGAGCGAGGGGTGAGAGGTGAGGCAAGAACGCAACGCCGCGAACGTCGCACCATAGCTATCGTTCCGCGTGTGCGGCAGCATCGCCGGAGGCGGAATGCAGACGGCTCGCCGCCGCCGCCCGACCCTCTTTTTATTCCCACCAATCAAACGGCGACCCTCTCGACCCTCTCGGCTTTTCACGCTGTTTTGAACGATTGCGGAGGAAGTGGGTGCCATTTCAAGAGGCTACCCTCTCGAATGCAGCTTTTGAATGGCCACCCTCTCGCGCTGGAACCCTTGATTTTCCAAGGAAGTAAGAGGGTTTTGAGGGTCTATGAGGGTTTTGAAGGATTGTGTGACTGAGGCGACTTCTGGAGTAGGTGGCTGCGGGTGTGGGTTTGAGCGTCGCGACCCTCATAGGGTGGGGGGGCGGTAAGGAATCTTTTTCCAGCCACCCCTATCCAGTCGGGTTTAATGTCTCACGCCCTTTGTGCGAGCGGACGCGCAAACGTGTTTGCGCATGGTTTGGGCGCATGCGTTGCGTTTTTCGCGGTTTCGGTGCGCTTTGACACCGGAAGCGCATCATGGCGCGGTCGCATGCAGAATCGGGGCTGGTGAAGCTCTACATGGCTGCGAAGGGGGTGGCCCTTCGCACGGCGCAACTCCATGCCAAAAATCGGCACGGCGATTACGTGGCTTTTTTGGCGACGCAGGGAGCGAAGGCGCTCGAAGTCTCCGACCCGAGCGAAGAGCAAAAACGCGCCCTGGTCGCCGTGATGGGCGGGCAGACGCCCCCCGGAGATCGGCTGGTGCATGTGGCCCCGCCCGCGATGGAGAAACCACAGGACCAGTGGACGCCGGAAGAATATGCCGAATGCCAGGCCTGGGCCGGTTTAGTGGCTGCCAATGCCCAGCGGCAAGCCGCTTTAGAGCGTCAAGACCCCATGGCGGCCATCGGCTTCGTGAAAATCGCCGCCGATTCCCTCAAGTCCTACCACCTCGCCCGCCAGCGGCGGGTGCAGGCCGATCTCGAAAGCGGACGACTTCAGCCCATGTCCGCCTGGCAGGATGCCAAAGCCGCGCTCATGAAATTCGTCTCGCTCTTCGCCTCCTTTGAAGGCCGCATCGCCCAGCGGGCGAACCCCGACAACCCCCAGCACGCCATGCGAGCCATTAGCCAGTGGCGGGAGGAGGAATTCAACCCCGCCCTCGAAAGCGTCCTCGCCGAGCTTGCCCTATGATCCCATGACCGAAAAACACGCCAACCTCGAACTTTGGAAATCCGCCCCCCTCGCGGAGATCAACCATCCGCACCCCAAAAATCCCCGCGTCATTCCAGATGCCGACAGCGAGGAAGTCCGCACCCTGGATGCCAGCCTGGAGCACGACTACTTTGATCCGCTCATCTGGAACAAACGAAACCGCATGTGGGTCTCCGGTCACGTTCGCGCCTGGCGCATGACCGCCCTCGGCTTCACCCATGCCGATGTCGTCGTCGTCGATTACTCTGAAGAGACGCACCTCGCCCGCATGCTGGCAGCCAATGCCCACTCCGGCAAAAACGACGAAGACAAGCTCGATGCCCTGCTTGCCAGCCTTCGCGATGCCTCGGTCGATCCCGTTCTCGCGCTACTGTCCGCCCTGCCGCCCGCGCCGCCGCCACCCGCAGGCGATGCCGACGCCGAGCCAGACACCGACCGCGCCGCTGAGCTCAATAAAATCTGGCAGGTGGAACCCGGCCAGGTCTGGCAGATCGGCCCTCACCGCCTCATGTGTGGCGACTCGACGAAGGCTGAGGATGTGGCGAAGGTGCTCATTGGCAAGGTGCCGCTGATCATGGTGACCGACCCGCCCTATGGGGTCGAATTAGATCAATCATGGAGAGACAAGGCTTTAGGAGAAAAAGCGATGGGTCCGGGCAATAAAAGAAAGGTGGATAATGATGACCGCGCCGACTGGCGAGAGACCTGGGCCTTGTTCCCTGGGGATGTAGCGTATGTGTGGCATGCGGGTAAATTTTCCGACGTTGTTATGGCAAGCCTCCGAGCCTCCGGTTTTGAGATTTGCCAGCAGCTAGTCTGGAACAAATCAGTCATGGTCATGGGACGGTCTGATTATCACTTCAAGCATGAGCCTTGCTGGTATGCAGTGAAGAAGGGGAAAACGCATGGATGGATTGGTGACCGAAAACAAACGACGGTGATCGACGCTAAAAGCCCGAATCACATCATGTCTGGATCGGATGAAGCTAAGACTGAACACCCGACGCAAAAACCGGTAGAATGCATGGCGTATTTGATTCGCAACCACTCCGGCGACGTTTACGACCCCTTCCTCGGCTCCGGCACCACCATGGTCGCCGCCCAAAACCTCCACCGCATCTGCTACGGCATGGAGATCAGCCCCGACTACTGCGCCGTCATCCTCGACCGCATGCACCGCGCCTTCCCCGATCTCGAAATCAAGCGCGTCGAATGACCGCCCCGCCGCCAGACCTCACCGCTGCCGCCAGTGCGCTCAATCGTCGGCGACTCGCCGCCTTGCTCGACAAATACGGTCGCGGCAGCGCCAGCAAAGCCGAGATCGACGAACTCTACGCCGACGCGCAGATCGCCGCCCTGCTGCCGCCCCGCGCCGCCGCTGTCACGCCCGAGGCCGCGCCCACGGCACCCGCCCCGCAGATCATCTACACGCCCTCGCGCGTCCCCTACACCCCGCAGCAGCGCCGCGCCGCCGCCGTGCAAAGCGAGGTGCTCGGCATGTTCCGCACCCAGCGCCGCAAAGCCGTCGTGCCATGGCTGGAGGAAAACATCATCCTCCCCCGCAAGATGGCACCCAACTCCGCCGGGCCGTTTCGCACCGCCTCGCGCCCCTTCCAGCGTCCCATCCTCGAATGCTTCAACCCCGAGGCCGGCATCAATGAATGCGGCGTCTCCGCTGGGGTGCAGATCGCCAAGACCACCATGCTCACGCTTGGTGCCGCATATCGACTCGTCAACGCCCCCATGCCCATCCTCATGATCGGCAGCTCCCGCGACTGGACCAAGACCGAGCTCAGCGAAAAGCGCATGCAGGTGCTCATCGACGAAAACCCCATCCTCGCCGCCTGCAAACCCGCCAACTCCGACCGCTACCGCTCCATGTCCATGGACCTCTCCGGCGGTATGGTGAACTTCGTCGGCGGCAACTCCCCTGGTGCTCTCTCCGGTGGCTCCTACGGCATCACTCTTTGCGATGAAGCCTCGAAACTCATCCAAAGCGAAAGCGAGCAAGTACCTGAAGCTCACCCCTTCCATCTCATCGCCAAACGCACCGACGGCTTCGGCGCTCTCGAATTTCACTACTACTCCAGCACGCCGAACAGCCCCACGCACCCTTTCTGGAAATACATCCTCGCCGGTGACCAGACGCATTTCTACACCGAGTGCCCGCACTGCCACGGCTGGTTCTACCTCGACTTCATCGGCCGCCCGGAAGATGTCGAAGACTACAACACCCACCTCGGACTCACCCTCCCCAGTGATTACAAATCGCTCACCTGGGACAAGTCCGCCCGTGAAGCCTCCGGCCAGTGGGACGAAACCCGCGTCCGCGAATCCGTCCGCTACATCTGCCCGCACAACGGCTGCGAGATCACCGAGCTGCACAAGCAAGCCATGGTCGAAGGCTGCACCGAAAAACGCCACAACACACTCGCCGCCAAAAACCGCCGCACCTTCATCCTCCCCTCGTTTTACTCACCCACCAAGAGCTTCGGCACCATGGCCTGGGACTTCCTCGATTCACTCAAGGACATGTTTGGCCTCCAGGACTACCACAACAGCCGCCTGGCTCGCCCGTGGACCGAATACAACGTGAACCTCAGAATGGACGATGTCGTCAAAGCCATCGCCGACGGCAAAAACGGACGCCCCTTGTATCGACGCGGCACCTTACCATTCAAGCCCCTCCGTCTCCTCCTCAATGCCGATCCCGGCGAAGCCACCACCCATTGGGAACTCACCGCCCTCGCCCACGATGGCGGCGTTTGGGTTTGCGACTGGGGCACCGTCGTCTCATCCAAAGACCTCCTCGCCACCGAGTTCCTCAAGGCCCGTCACATCATCGTCGAGGGCACCGGCGAAAAAATCTACCCCGGGCGCGGCTACCTCGACACCGGTTGGCAGCAAGACGATCAACTCGACGTGTGCGCCGCCTCCAAAGGCTTCTTCATCCCCGTCAAAGGCTCCGATGCCAAGCACGGGCAACTCCACGAAACCCGCGTCGCCACCCGTCCAAGCATGTCCCTCCTCGTCTTCAACGACCGCGAGGTCAAAAACATGCTCTACGCCAACCGCATGATGAAGCGCATCGACGGAGCCTTCCACCTCCCCGTCGATGCCGACCCCGAAGTGAAACTCGGCCACACCGGCCAAAAACGCGACGCCGACGGCGAATGGCAACGCGTCCCCCACGACCACTTCGGCGACTGCTCCAAATACACCTGTATCGACTATCAGCTCCTCCGTGCTGGTGGGATGCTTTGACCGC